TGTTATTAATTCCAACATTAACAACCGAAAAAGCCAGCCCAACTTATGTAATGATTGGCGGGCACACATACGACACCGAAGTGGACGCAAAAGGAACTTCGGGCGATGCTCCAGGTAGTGCAAAAGGATTAAGCTTAACCGTTAGTTCTTTCGATATTGTTCCTGGTAAAACTTACGAAGGGGCAATTACCTTGAGTGATGGCTCTTTTGATTGTGCTACCGGAGTATTTACTGCCGGAGTTTAATTTATTAGTTGTGTAATTTTTTAAAAAGCTGCCCCAACATGGTGGCGGCTTTTTTTAATAAAAAAATACTGTTATGGCAAAAAAAAATATAAAAACACCTGCCGAACTTATGCTCGAAACTCAGTTAAAGCGCAAAGCTGAAGCTGAAAAAAGAGAAAAGGAGTTACTGGAGCTTGCAAAAAAACAACATGCTGAAAAATTGAAGGAAACGGAAGAATTTAAGGCTGAAATTAAAGAATATCTGGCATCAGAAAAAGAATTCGATGAAGGTTTTGCCCTACTTACACGATTTAATAGTAATCGTTGTCTATTAGACCAGGTATTGCGAAAAAAAATGCAAAGCAAGGTTGTTTATGAGCTTGAAAAATTATTGGATAAAGAGCTTATCAAAGCTTATTTGCGACCTGTAACCCAAAAACCACTGCGTAAAGTAATTGTGGTTGGTAATGCTTACAAAAAATTACGGGGCGACGAAACAGCGCCAACCATGGAAATTGTGCTAACCGAAGAACAGCGGAAAGAAGCTTTTGACGAATTTCTTAAATCATCAGGCAGCGGAGTAAACCCCGATGAACTACCCGAGCTATTAAAGGAATATTATGAAAAAGCCTGCAAATATTACCACATTTTCCGCCATTGGCACGAGGTTATGAAGTTGGCTAAAACCGATGCAGAAAGGGCTGCGGCTATTAAAATGATGCAACCGGCCGAAGAATATAAAGCCGAATGCTGGCATGTAATTGATGCCTGGGTAAAAGATGGAACCTTACCAGAAAAAAAAGAAGCCAAAAAAGAACCGGAAGCTCCGGCCGAAGTTGCCGAGGAAATTATGCAGGCGAAATCCTACATAACAAAAATGCTCAAAACACTGGAACTTAAGCAGGGTGAAAAGTACGAAGATCAAAAAGTAAAATTGGCCGAAAGGGTGAATTTGCTGAAAAAATACAATCAGGTGCCAAAAGTACATGAGAAAATGTTGCTGAAACATGGGCTCATCACAAAAGATTAAATGGATAAAAGAGGGTTTTGCCCCTTTTCTCGATAAAGTCCAGTCGCATCATGTATTTGATTTTTGTTTAGGTTATGTTGAAAGGGCTGATGATTGTATTATCAGCTCTTTTGCCCTAAACGAAAGCTTTATAAGGCGACTGGTTAAAAATCGTGAAAAGCTTGGTAATCTGGTAGTGATATGGGACAGCAACATGGCCACGCAAAACATTGGTAAATTGCTTTTTGCAGCAAAAAATACAAACAAACTGTTACTGACCAACAATCACAGCAAAGTACTGTACATGGCAAACAATCAAAAACAGTGCATTGCGGTAAGTTCTGTAAATACAACCGGTAATTATAGGTACGAGGCTGGTTTTATTACAACCGATGTGCACCTGGTTGAATTTTATAAATCAAAACTCGATGAACTGATATTAGAAAGTAAAACGTGGACGAATTATCTAAAATAGAAGACCTGGCATCGTTATTCTTAACCGTTTCCGAAATTGCTTTTGAGTGCGGAATTCTGGAACAGGAACTACGTCGCGAAATAAGAGGGCAGTCATCCGATCGGGCAAAAGCTTATTTCCGTGGCAAAATTAAAACCAAAATAGCCATACGCCGGCAAATACTCGACTTTGCAATTGCCGGAAGTCCACAGGCCGAAATTATGATGAACGATTTTTCAACCGAACAAAACAGCGATGAGTAAACCAGCTACTTTAGAAAAATTTCGTCAGCATCTTTTTTCTGACCATTCAGAGCTTAAGCTATCCGACTCCGAACATGCAAAATTAATCCGGTATCGAGATATCTATGCACAATGGCTCGAAACGCCGGCCATGACCAAAGCCCAGTTGCGCGATTACATGTTGAATAATTACCCTGGAATGTCGCAATCTCAGATTTATCGCGAATTGAATGAAATATACATTCTACTGGGTAATGTACAAAATGCATCACGGGCGCATATTCAATTCATTGTTAACGAAACCTTAATAAAGGTTATCGACGACTTAAAAAATGATAAAAAACGCTATAAAGAGCTTGTTTTAGCTGTCGATAAACTGGGAAAGTACAACATGTTGAATAGAGAAGCTCCGGAACCTGTTGACTGGCGCGAAATGGTAGATTTTGAAATAGAGCCAACATCTGATCCTCGGGTAATGGGAGCAAAAAAAATGAAGAACCTGGAAGAGGTTAAGGCAAAGCTTTACAAAAAATTTGCCGACGAAATCGACGATGTGGAATACGAAGATATGGAACCCGATGCCGAAAACTCATAAAGTATATTACAATAAACTACAGCGTTATGTAATGACCATTGCCGCATCGGTTATTATTCTGTTAGCCGGCAGGCGTTTTGGAAAATCGCATGGAGTAAATGCACCCTGGTTGGTTCGCAACGTGCAAAAAATGCCTACAGCTTCAATCGGAATCGTTGGGGCCTCTTTTCAGCAACTTCTCACCAGAACTTTACCAGCCACGTTTAAAGGTCTTGAAGCAATGGGCTTTCGCCGTAATGTGCATTATGTAGTTGGTATTAGGCCGCCAAGATATTTGAATTATGCAAAACCTCACATTGAACCAATAAGCTACGATAGAGTAATCAGTTGGTACAATGGTTCTATTCAGTACTTAATCTCCCAGGATATTCCGGGTTCATCAAACTCGCTAACATTGCAGGGAATATTGGGCGATGAAGCTAAACTACTGAGTTTTGAAAAACTGAAAGATGAAACTATTCCTGCAAATGGAGGTTACCAAGGTCCTTGGGCAGGATGCCCCTGGTTAAACTCCATGTTGTTTACTTCCGATATGCCTGCCGGCAAACGTGGTTCCTGGTTATTTAATTATGAAAAACAAATGGATCAGGATGTAATTGATTACATTGAGGGGTTGATAACCGAAATATATGACCTTAAACAAAAAACACAAACCAGCTATGTAAAGCGAATAATTGCCGTTCATCAAAAAGAGCTTAACGAATGGCGTTCAAGGGCTGTGCACTATATTGAAGCTTCAAGTATTGAAAACGTAGAGCTGTTAGGTACCCGGTACATTGCACAAATGAAAAGAGATTTACCTCCATTGGTTTTTCAGACATCTATACTTTCACGAAAACCAGGTAAAAATCTGGGCAACTTTTACGAGGCTTTAAATCCGACTTTACACTATTACAAAGCTTTTGATAACAGCTATTTGTTAAACCTCGATTATAACCTGGATAAAGCGGGCGATGAAAATTGCCTGCAGGATGCCGATTTACAACCCGACAAACCCATTTGTGTAGCATTTGATTATAATGCAAATATAAACTGGTTGGTTGCTGGTCAGCAGAAAGGGGGTAAGATGTTGGTTTTAAAATCATTCTATGTAAAGTATGAACGTAAATTGCGCGAGCTTGTCGATGATTTTTGCGCTTATTACCGGCTCCATCTTACCCATGAGGTTATTTTCTATTTCGACCAAACAGCTATTGGTTCAAACTATGCTGTTTCAAACGACGACTTTCGTAACGTCATCATCAACCAATTTAAAAAGAACAAATGGCGCGTTCGTCCGGTTCACATTGGCCAGGCTCCTAGACATAAAGAAAAACACCTGATGATTAATCAGGCCTTAAAAGGACAGAACGAGTATTTGTACCCACAAATAAACGAACCCCATAACGAAGCGTTAATTTTGGCAATGGAACTGGCTGGGGTTAAAATTGGACGCAATGGATGGGAAAAAGACAAAGCAGGCGAAAAACTGGCCGAAAACGAGGAAGACAAACTCGAACACCGGACCGATGGAACCGATGCCTTTGATACTTTGTTTGTAGGCATGAACAAATTCCCTCAAAAATCGCAATCTTACGGTGGAGCCAGGGTTTGGATGAAGTAAAAAGAAAGCCCGATGTTACTCGGGCTTATATCCATATTTTTTCATTATCTGTTCTATTTGCAGCGCTGTTACTTCAGGTATTTTATCAGAATCTTTTTGAGTTAAGTAGTTTCTGCCTAAACCACATTCATTAAGGAATAAGGTTACCTTAATTGCCGAATGCTTGGCTAAAAAATCAAGTATTTTAGTTTTAGTAAGCATATTAATTTAGCGTTATAAATTTCTGGTTATCGCGCACAAATTTGAGGCTTTCAAGGGTTGCCTCGGCAAGCGCAATGGCGTAATCGGCATTCGATTTATCACCCAGGCTGCGTTTAATCAGCTCGTCGTATTGTTGTTTAGCCCTTTCAATAGTTAATTCCTGTTGCTTAATCTGGTTTTCAACGCTCAGGTCATCTGACGGGGTACGCTCCACTTCGGCGTGTAGATACTTTTTAAGAGCTTTTCTTAACAGGGTTTTAATGCGGGTGCGCACCTCGTTGTTCCATTCAATGGTATAGAAGAAATCCTCAATTACTATTATCAGCCCACCGTTCTTAAATCGATAGGTTATTGATGTGCTATCGGATCCATCAATACTTTGTGCTTGTTTTAAAAACTCGTTAAAAGGGGTATCATCAAAAAATGGCACCACACGGGCAATAAAACCCACAGTGCGGTCGTAGCAGGTAATAAAATCAAAAGGATAGGCCGAATTCTTCGACCTATCAATTGTAAAAAGCGGGTAGTTTCTTTTCATAGAAGTGTAATTTCATAAATGTGATTGGCTCTGCTGTTTCCATCTGCCAGGCCTGTTGTCATGCATCCTTTCCCAATCAGTATTTTGTTTTGGTTCATTTCTAACCATTTTTGTAAATCTGAATAATTCAGAAAAAACATACTTGTTATCTGGCCATTGTATGGTTTGTCTCCAATATTTGCCTTAACCAATGATTTTCCAACAGAAAAAGAGTTTCCTTTTACATAGCTAACGTTTCCTGCACAGTCGATAAATTTAATTGCTTTCATCTTTTTTATACACCTATTACCCTGGGTGTGCGGTTTTAATTAGTATTAATTTGATGGTACTAAAGTAGTGTTTTTTTTAATACCGTGCAATAACGCACTATTATATTTTATATATTAATCAACATGTTTTCATTAAAGGCTTGTTGTCACTCATTTTGCCGTAAAAAATATTTTAAAGCAATTGTGTGACTGGTATATTTTTGAGGTAAAATTCAAATACTAATGTTATCCTGGCAATTAAGCATTAATTGAATGAGGAATGAATATTGCTTTTTTAAAAGCAACCAGGAAAACTCCTCTGTAAGCGCGCCAAAGCTCCCAGTCATTAGGGAACCTTGCGGGGCTTATCGCTGCCCGTGCGGTGTTTCGCTTTCAAATTATCGGCACATTTTCAAAGAAAACTACAAAACGAATACTTAAGCCATCTAGTTTGCAAACTATAATTTTTTAAAGCGGTAAATCTGGAACGGCTTCCGGAACTGGCTGCCGTTTTGGTTTTTGCTCTTTGGGTTCCGGTTTTATTACCTGCTCGTTGCTAAACAAATAGCAAACCGGAAAAAAACTATTTTCCTCATCTTCGGGATCGGTTTCCTGTCCTTCCTGCTTTTTGAGTTCGCTCAAAGGCTGCGCCCACAACATAAACCCTTTTTCACCTTTTTTAATGGTGAAACCTTCTTCTTTCCATTCACGAAATTTTTTAAACTCCCGGTCTCCGTGCCGGTTGTACAATACAGCCATTAAAATTTCATTAATGGTCGAGCCTTCAAACTCCGGCCGGTTCTCTCTTAATAGCCTGGCTTTTTTGCTAATACTTTTTAATACATCTCGTCTTTGCCTGGCTTCTTCCTGGCGTGATAATTTTTTACTATCTTTGTTCATAGCTTAATTTTATTGATTATTCAATTAATTAGGTCTTAAATCTTAAGTAAGCCCGGTTTGGTCGCCGGGCTTTTTGCGTTTAAAAATCGGCTTGAATTTCGGCTTCGAGCATTTTTGTTTTTTGGTCGATTTCCAATTTTAAAAAGCTTATGCACTTTTCAATTACAAGCGGATTTGTAATTTTAAAAACCTCTTCATGTCTTCCGTAACTTGAAAAAACGGAAAAGGTTAAAATAAACTCTTGCTTTTCAAATTCTTGTTCGTCTGCCATGGGTTTAATAAGTGCAAAAGCATCATTTAAACGGATCTTAATTTTTTTGAATAATTCAAGGTGTGTAATTTTCTTTTTCTTCTCTTCAAAGAAATTTATTACTTCCTGAATGTTGGCAGGTTTTTTCATCCGCTCTTTTTCAAGCTGTGCAATACGGTTTTGTAAATCTTCGTAGGAGGGTTTTTTTTCTTCCTCTTTGGTTTCTGTTTGCTTGGGCAAGCTAACTAAATGAATGTTTGGACTGGCTTTTGCAATTTCTGCAATTTTTGATCCTTCTTTCTCGGGTGTACTTTTCCCGTCTGACTTTTTTTGTGTCATAGCTTTAAATTTTTGTTAAACAATTAATTTATAAATGGTCTTAAATCTTATGTAATATACAAAATATCAGTGAATTAACAAATTATTTACAGTAAATAATTGACTAAATAAATGTTTTTTTTTGCTTTATATTTTTTTACAACACCTTCGCACCTATAAAAAACCATCTGTTTGAAAGCCAACCAAAAAAGAGTATAAAAAGGGATTAAATTTCCCTTTTCTGTCACGAGACCCCGCCCCGCCCTGTCCCGTTTTTGGAAATTTCCTAAAATTTTGGCGTGTAATATGGCTGGCTTTCTTGAGCGGGCGCTTCGTGGGTGGCTATCGTGCGCATGGCCGTTTTTGTCCTTTTGTTGCCTGCAACGCCATTGTATAATTGCTTAAAAAAAAAGTAATGGAGTTTTTTCATACTAAAGATTTACATAAGCTGGAGGGAACAGAGTTTACCATATCATTCATAAAAAAAAATGGAGAGCTGGTAACTGTGCATAATGCAACAATGACTTCTTTCTATTCTTTAGGGTTAACAATGAAGATTAAGTTTCCTGGTTATGGTCATCCCATTACTCTGCGTCGTTCACAAGTAACAGCAATTAATAATAAAGAACTAATCGTATGAAGCTCACCGACAACATTATCGTATTCGAAAATAAAGCATATTTAAGTGCAGCGGAGGCCATAATAATTAACGGAGAAAAGGATTTTTTAAAACCGGCCGAAGAAGCCACAGACATAGCTGGCTATGAAAAAATTGTACCCTGGGGAGCTGAAAACGATCTTCCTGATAAAATTATTGAGAAGGTTGGACAAGCAGATATCGTACAGGCTAATTTGTTCTTTAATATATGTGTTGCTTATGGTCAGGGAATAAAGCCAATGTACAAAGAGGTTGAGAATGGAAAGGCGGTATTTAAAGAATTGGATCCAACCGATAAAATAGATTTGGAGATTCTGGATTTCTTTGAGAACAACGATCTGGACGGGTTCTTTTTAGAACAAGTAACAGATATGGCAACCTTTTTTAACGTGTTCCCAGAAATAATTTTAAATAAGACGGGAACAAAGATTGTTAGCCTAAGGCATAAGGAAGCGAGTATGAGCAGGTGGGGAAGCATCTTACCCAAAGAGAACAGGATTACGCGCCATTACTACAGCGCCAAATGGCACGATAGCCCAGAAAAAGAAGATATTACAGAAACAAAAGTAATTGACCGGTTTAACCCCATTGAGAGTTTAAAGGAGTATAAGAAGGAAGATAAAACAGAGAACTACCGGTACATTATACCCGTACACTTTCCCACACCCGGACGAACTTATTATCAGGTTCCCTATTGGTGGTCGATATTTGAAAGTGGGTGGTTTGATATCCTGGTATCGATTCCAAAGATTAAAAAGGCTCTGGTAAAAAATCAATTAGGAATACGCTACATTATATATCTGGGGCCTAATTACATGCCTAAAATACTGGAAGACGAAGGAATTGATTTAAACAATAAAGAAGCAGTAACAAAGCGCACAAAAGAAGAATACCAGGCTATTCAGAATTTTGCCACTGGTGAAGAAAATGCCGGTCGTGGATTGATAGCTTTTAAAAACTACCTACCGGTAGCTTCAGGCGTAATTGAGGAAAAAGATATCGAAATTGTAGCGTTGGTTAATCCAATTAAAGAAGGAGAACTAATTGCCGACGTGGAAGAAATAAGTAACATTATTAGCTATGCCATGCAGGTACACAGCAGCATGATTGGCTCCGTACCAGGTAAAAGCAAAGGTTCATTTTCAGGAACCGATAAGCGAGAGCTTTTTCAGATGAAACAATCCATGATTGCCCCTTTCATTAATCGCATTATGCGCCCACTTAAAATTATAAAAGCGTACAATAATTGGGACCCACGCCTGGTATTTGTGAACCCTCAATTTGAGTTTACAACACTTGATCAGAATGCTTCAGGAAAACAGTTAAACGAAAAAACGGAATAACTATGGCACTTATTACCACAACCGAAAAATTGAAGGAATATATACCTTCACTAGTCGGGCTTAAAGAAGATGAAGAAAACTCATTGTATAAATTTTTTAAGCAGGACCTTGAGAATGCCAATGCGTTTATAAAAAATGAGCTTCTAGGGGAAACTATATACAATAAGCTTAACGATTTTGCGGAAATAAAAGCACTGGCTACAGCTATTGAAGCCTATAAAGGAGCCGAGGTATTTATTCCGCAAAGCGATTTGGTGTTAACCGAAAACGGATTTGCAGTGATGGGAACTAATGAACAATCGCCGGCATCGAAAGAAAGGGTAGAGCGTTTAATTAGTGCAATGAAAGAAAACCTGGCACTAAGTATTGAGAGTATTCAAATTTTAATTGAAAATAATGAGGTTCTGAGAGCTGATTGGCAAGGCGTAAAATATTGCAGTTACTTCCCGGAATTTATTTGTAATTCAAACCGGATATTTA